TATAGTACTATAATAAGCAGCAAAATCAGTAAGAACTTTATTAGTAGATGGAATAGCTGTACCCTTTCTAATATAAGTATTGAAAAACTGTTTAAAGATTGCATTGAAAGCGTATCGATCAGATCCTTTCATTACATCTAAGAACTTAGCTGCCTGTCTTAAAGATCCTTCTGCTTGATTGACAGAAGATTTAAACTTTTGTAATTCTTGTGTAGTAAAGTTTGCACTACCACTTGCATCAACAAAATCTGAAGAGAATACTGCAATATCAGAATTGCCTTGATATGGAGAAACATCTACACCAAATCCAGCAGCCATTTCTGGTAAGGATGATCCTTTATAATGAGTATGAAATACAATACCAATCTTAGATGCATTAACACGTTTACCAAGATCTGTATCTAATGGAATAGCATATGTAATAGTATTTGGTTGAAACACTACAGATTGTTTACCATTTACTGTTGTTACTTTTTTAGTATTCTCAGTAAATAAAAGATCTCCTTGTATAACTCCTTCTATTCCTAGTTGTGAAAAATATCTTAAACATTCTTTTAATACATAATTTAATCCACTAGTAGGATAATAATAATCAATAATCTCATCTGTATAGCATACTTTTGGGGTTGTCTTTGCAAACACAGATTTATTACCAACAAAGAACATACCAGTACTAGGATCTATACCACATATAACAGCAGGAGCTCCATCCCATTTAGTAGTTACTTTCATACTAGAAGAATCTCCTTGTGAAAGCATTCTACCAAGAGATCTAAGAAAAGCAATAGATGCCTTTCCACCCTCACTCCCATTATTGAGAATATCATCTTCTAAATGTTCTAAATGAGTGTTCTTTGACATTTAATATACCTTTACATGTATAGAAGAGTTCATAACTATTTGACGTTCACCAAGCCCAGATAACTGAGGATCATTTTCCCTAAGTATCTGTCTAACTTCAGAAGTAGTTCCATATACCATACCACTACTAGCAGCAATCCTATAAAGATTTTCAACTATAGCATTTATAGTACGAGAATTACCTGTAGATTTTACAACATATCCTAATTCAGAAGCAATAACTTTACTCTGCATCCAGTCAGGATTATCTTGTTGTTCAAATACATGTTGCGAACCATTAACATAATTATATATTTCTCCCATGTAACTATTTACAAGAGTCATTAAAGCAGGAGTTTGTCTAGATGTAATATCAAATGATAAAAATTCATCTGTTTGATTTCTTCCAAATGTAAGATCAGGATATTCACTTTGGGCTCTTCTAAGATTTACAATTCCCCTTCTATCAGTATTATATATTACAGCTTGATATCCTTTAGTACCTATAGATCCATGTCTAGCTTCAGTTCCTTTTATATTCAATTCTAATCTATATCCACCAGCTTTAGTTTTTAATTTTAAAAATGTATCACCAGCATTATACCAAGGATATCTTCTTGTTATTCTTTCAGTCTCAGGATCCCTTTCAACTTTTCTGATCTTTAAGAAAAATGATACATCCTGATTACTAGATTTTAATTCAATTCCATTATTAGCCTTAGTGGTATCCAATTCAACTTCTTCATCAAAATAATTCTTTGAGTTAACAAGTTTATATTGAACATTATATCCACTATTAACATCACCAATTTTTTTCAAAGACATGGCAATAATATTACCATTATTAAATTCAGTTATTAATTTACCATTATATTCATTCAAATCATTAAGAGATTCCATAGCATCTCTTTGGGAAGAAAATTCTCTATTATATCCACTTAAAATATTTTCACCTTCTCTATTCATAAACCATATATCGCCAGGATTCCATTTATCATTATTAGGTTTCATTGACAATCTAGATGATGCTTTTTTATAGATATCATATGGATTAATTGTAGCTGGAAGACTATCTGGTCTTTCTATTCTCCAAGCACCAACAGTAGTAAAGTCTATTCTATTTTTTAATATACCAGCAGTCGCATTAATACTTCTCTGCCATCGAGGATCTATACCAAACCAAACTGCACAATCCTCCATTAAACGTTGATCATTCCAAGAGGATACATGATTACCTATTTTAGAATCAAAATCATCATAACTATCAGTACCCCTAGATAAAGTTGTTTCTGTTAAATCATTAGTACCACCATTTAAAAGATAAGCCAACTTCCAAGCAACTAAAGATTCACCCATTAAGGTTTTATACGAATCACTAAAACTTCTTCCAGCAGTAATAAATTTAAAATCTACCCATAAAAATTTATTTTTAGAACCTTGATATTGTGGCAAATTTACTTTAGCACTCTGTTGCGAAAAACTTCCATGTTGTTCCATCGCATAATTAATTTTTTTATTACTTCTTCCATATGTAGCAGTATCTAATCTACTTAAAAGATCAGGTATACCTCTTGTTCTGTCTGTACTAGTAGGCCATCTAACAGTATAAGTAACAGCAGACATACGATTACCACCCAAACCTGTCTTTACAAGTTCAACTCCCATGTCATCAGTGATAATCTTATCAATTTTAAAAAGGATATTTGCTTGATCAGATTGTGCAGTCATTTATATTATAACACCTTACTTTTTATTTATCCTTCTTAGTAATAGATTTTAAAAGAGCTTTAGGATGTATAGACATGCCAAGCAAAGTCTCACCTAAAGCTTTTACCATCTGAGAATCAGATATCGCCGGCCCTTCTGTTTTCTGATCTGATGACTTCAAACGCACCTTCTGGATAGCGCGCTTCGAGTTTTTTAACATTGCGGATAACGAGATCATCAATCGAGACTCCTAAAGATAAACATGCTTGGGCTATATACCACATTACATCCCCAAGTTCTACTATCATATGCTCACGAGAAGCATCATCATATGGTTTACCTTGGAAAGTAATCTTCTTAACTATTTCAGCAAACTCACCACCTTCAGCACCCACACCAATGGCAGCAGTTAATAGCCTATTTAGATCTACCTGATCTTTAAGTTCAGCGAACCTTGCTATGAAAGCATCATAGTCACTAGATTCTTTACTGGTAACACCAGAAACAAATTTTAAATACTCATCATAATTAACACTTGGTTCTCTTAATTTCATACTTTAAATCCTGCAAAACTTCTTGTTGGTTTTTCCGAAACCTCAGCATCACCTTGACCTGAATCAACGATGTTTTTCTGAGCACTATCCTCTACATTATACAACTTCATCTTAGCTCTGTCAATACCCACAACAAATCTTTTAAACATTGTAGGATCATTATATCGATTCTTTAACTGTTTAACCATGATCTGATTCAATCCTTCCAACTCCTCAGTAGATATGAGAGCGAACATAAAATCAGCAGTAGCAGGGAGTCCAAAGGATTCTGAAGTGTCAGTGATGTCAACGTCAGTAGAACCAAAACCAGAACGAGTAGTTTGAGTAGCACTAACAATCGGGAGATTACTTTCCACAGCCAAACCCCTAAGTTCCTCCGCAATCGCCTTAACGAACGTGTATGAATTAACAATTGTACCCTTGTAACGACTAGATGAACAAATATTTAGATAATCAATAAAGATGATATCTGGAGTAAAACTCTTCTTAAGATGTAACTCATTTAACAATGCTCTAAAGTGTCCAGCATGTGCAGCTGCAGTTGGATATTCTTTAATGATTAATTGTCCATGAGTCTTCTTTGTTATCTTCTCAACCTTTGTATCGTACATTGGTTTAGGAAGTTCTATAATAGATTTAATATCAACATTAAAAAGATTTGCATCTATACGTTCTGCAATTCTTTCTTCCGCCATCTCTAATGTAATATACAAAACATTCTTACCTTCCATCAAACAAGAAGCAGCTTGATGACACATGAATAAAGATTTACCAACACCAGTACCAGCAAGAGCAATGTTTAATGTCTTACGTGGTAATCCACCCTTAGTAATCTTGTTAAACATATCAAGATCAAATTTAATCTTATCTTCTTTTAGATGATAGAACTCATATCTAGACTGAGCATCAGCAAAATAATCGTGTCCTATATGATCATCAAATGAAACTGATAATGCTTCTGACAATATACTAGGTATAGCATCTCTATTCTGTTTCTCATCTTTACCGTCAGCAATCTTAACTGACTCCATTAATGCAAGATATACAGCTCTCTCCTTACACCACTTCTCTGTACTATCAACTAACCAAGTTTGATCTACTTTCTCATCATTAAAACTATTAATGATAGTAACACACTCTTTGAACATATCTTCAGAGAGATCTTTTCTATTCTCCACTTCAATAGTAAGAACAGATTTAGATGGAAGGCCATCATACTGATTAATAAATTCTAAAATCTCTTGGAAGATTGTTTTCTCTGATGCATTATCAAAATAAACATCCTTAATAAAAGGAAGTACCTTCCTCATATAATCTTCAACAAAGATAAGATTAGAAAGGATCTTATTCTCAATCCTATCAATCATCAAGCACCACCATCGAATGAGCCATAACTATACTCGCTTTTTGCACATTCGTCAAGTGCTTGCATCACTTCTGGCGTAAAATACTTTTGAGGATCTTCGAGCACACTCTTAGCATAAACTTTCGCCTCTCCAATCTGGTATCTGTTTCCAGCTTTTGTAAAGACTCCATATTTTTCTCCCAGTTCGAGGAGTCCGTAATAGGAGTCCAGTCCTCTTTCATCGTAGAATAACCTAGTAGCTACTATAGAATTCTCTTTAGTGAATCTGGATTTAAATGCTTTACACTTAATGATATTACCAATAACATCTTTACCATCTTTCTCTTTAGATTTTGACAGGTATATTATAGTAGATGCAGCATACTTCAATCCACTTCCACCACCCATCTCTTTAGTAGGCATATAAGCGCCCACTACATCATATGTATGATTTGTAACAATTAAAGGTATATTTGCACGACCCAATTTAAGAGAAAGTATTCTGAATATGGACTTAACAATTTGAGCACGAGTCATATCACGTGTCTCTTTACCAGCAGATGCATCTTCAACTTCCTTAGTAGTAGAAAGCATACCCAATGAATCTAATACAAACATCAATGGTGGTCGATCTGCTAATGGTAGTTTGGTATATTCATCTACAACTTTAATCGCCTGTGTCCTAAACTCTTGTACTGTAGTAACAGGAACCAACCCTAACCTTGTAATATCAATACCACGTGTACTAAGCATGTTCTTAGTAATAGCAGATTCAGTTTCAAAATATATTACTTGTGCGGCTGGATTTGACTGTAAAAAATTCTTGACGATTGATAAGGCAAAGAAAGTCTTACCAGTGCTTGACTCCCCAGCGAGGGCTGTGATTTTATTGGATGGAAGACCACCATAGATGCTACCACTAACGAGGGCATTAAAGATGAAACTGCCAGTATCCACAAAGGAATCACAATCCCCTGACGAGATACCATCATCTGCAACTGACGCAAATTCATTGTCCAACTCCTTAATTACATTTTTAAGAAAACTCATAATTCAATTCCTTTTTACTATTGTACCATTAAACAAAGAAAGATTCAAGCGATCCACGCTTCTCAACCTGCCATCCTATTGTCTCTAAGACATTCTTTAAAGGAGCAGTGAAACTCTTTTCAAACTGAGTATCATAATCTATATACTTATTCAGATTAAGTTCAGTAGGAAGTGTCTGAAAATATGCAATGATATCTTCATTGATAGGATTAGGTTTCTGGAGATACACAAACTTAATCTTCTCACCTTCCTGAATGAGTGGATACTTGTTCTGTAATTTCTTCTTCTTTATGTAATGATTATATAGAAGAGCACCTCTAACCTGAATCGGAGTTCCCTTCTTATACAAATCAGCAGAACTTCTATACTTATCTAAATTATTACATCCTCTAGGGAATGATATATTCTCTATCTCTTGTTCCTTAGTCTCCTTACGAACTTCATCAATAAAATTAATTAGATCATCATTCGTATCATTAATTATAATTGTAAAAGCTTTCTTTAACTTATCTCTAAAGAAAGCTGGAGTTGAGGAACGAGCAGTCTCCAATCCCATGATCTTTAGTTTTGGTTTCTCATATCTGACACCCTCACTATCCCATACGTTTAAAATATATCTTTTCTTGGCAGTCCATATACCTCTATCGGCAATGTTCTCCCTTTTCATTATCATCTTTTGGGAATAGGCGTTGACATTCCTGGCCAGTTCTTGGTAAGCACCTTCAATAAAAGGTTCAAGTTTAACTTGACACACCTTGTCAAGGAACCCAACAACGCTCTCATTAGTTTTCTCTCGCCCCTCGTATACAGCGTCAACAAAAGGCCCCATATTAAGATAAATGGAATCAGTATCTGAAGCAATAACATAATCTTCTCCCTCAGTTTTCAAAATTTTATTCACATAAGCATTCATCTTATTCTCTATCCAACGGATAGATACTTGTCCAGATAAGGTAATCGCTTCTGCATTGGCTATCCTAAAGTATCTAAAGTACTCATTACCAATAGCACCATAAGCACTATTAAGAGATATCTTTTTAGCCATCTGAATATTATTACACCTAGAAATCTCTTTTGTAAGAGCAAGTGATGGTGTCTTCTCATATTGTTTCTTCGCCTCAATCATCTTCTTCTTAAAGATGACTCTATCATTATACATCTTCTCCATTAGCTTAGGAAGAAATCCCTGAAATTCTCTGGTGTATTGAGCACCATTAGCACATACAGCATAAGGTGTATCTACCTTTATACTCTCATTTAAGATCCCCTCAACGCTCGCACTGGGATGTCTAGTCTGCCTGAGGGTTTCGGGACTGATATTATATTGCATAATAAGATGAGGATACAAGCTATTGAGATCAAAATTGACCACCCAATCATAGCGTCCTGTTTTTGGTTCCTTGACATAAGCCCCTGCGTAAGCGGTATCTTTTTTATGTGAGATCTTAGGAGGAACAACTATATGATCCTTCTTAAGATAGTTGAAAATAATATTATCCCAAGTCTTCACCTGAGAATATACATCTTCATAGTTCTGTTTGGCATCATATGCCATAGTAAGACAAAGTTCAATTAACCTCATCTTATCTTCTAGACGATCAACTAGTTCAACGTCAAGAATGTTATAATCAATAAACTTCTGCCAATCATTAGTATAGAACTGTTTGAAGTTTTCATACTCACTATGGTCTAATTTCTTC